GGCCTTCTTGGCGTTATCTAGGTTCAGGTCAGCTGGAAGCTCTTCGTAGGCCTTCAGCAGGTGGATGACGATCTTGCTCACGGCTGGGGTGACCCTGGCCGCCTTCAGTTGCTCGGTGATCCACTCTCTTGGTAGCTCTGGCATTAGTTCTCCTCCGTGACTGCCGGTACTGTCTGTGGTCCGCACTTGACGCAGTGCGACGGCGCCAGCGGGTTTGCGCCGACGTCGTCGATCGCGCGGGTGCACTGGACGCACTTGACGCCCTCGGCCTTCACGGCGTAGCCGGCCTCCTGGCGCTTGCGGTTCTTCTCCATCTTCTGCAGGTAGAAGCGGTCCAGCTCCTCGTCGGTGCCGCCGCAGGCCACGATGATGTTGGCCACGAAGTGCAGCACGTCGACGGCCTCCTTGATGACCTCCTTGCGGTCCGCGTACGGCTCGTCGGCCTGCCACGGCTTCCACGACAGCGGCTGGCGCATCTCGGCCAGCTCGTCGTCGATGGCGAGCATGTTCCAGCGGATGTACTCGATGAGGTTGTTGATCTTCTCCGGGGCGTCGCCGGTCATGGCGTCGTAGTCGATCTTGTAGACGTTCTCTTGCAGGTCTCGAGTGCGCTTCAGCCACTCGTTGAACAGTGTGTTACTCACTTGCTGGTCTCTCCAATGTTTATGTTTAGTATCTGCTGCAGCTCCACCGCCGAGTCTTTGACGGTTGAGATGCTGCCCGCGTAGGCGTCGCGCTGCGCCGCCGCCAACTCCGCGCGTTCCTGCTGGCTCATAGCTTCAATACTAGCAGCCAGGTGGGTCCAGGAGTCTCCAAGACGCACCGTGTCTTGCCAGTAGCTCGCCACCGGCACCTTGGCGACCAGGGCCATCGCGTAGTACGGCGACCACCAGGTTCCGCCCGGCTTCTGCGGCGAGACCATGACCCCGACGGCCAGGCTGAGCTGCCCGCGTATCTGGGCGTCGGTCCACCCCTTGTGCCACTTCAGCGGGGCGACCTGGGTGTTTAGGGTCGCCATGGTTGACTTGGACCAGGTTGTTTTAGGCGCGTCAACAAGCCACCGGTTGCCCGTAGGAGCCTCGGTGGCGCCCTGGTCAGCCAGTATTAGGCTGTCCAGGTTCACGGGCTCCAGGCGGCCTCTGGCGCCCTCTGGGAGCATCTTTTCCAGATCTGCAGTCAGGTTGTTCCAGGGCAGCTCCGGGTACAGGGTAACCGGCCACTTTGGGTCCTGCAGGAGTGCCCGGCAGGCACCCCAGACGTAGGTCATCAGCTCGGCGCTCTTGTTTACGACGGCGTACCCGCGGCGGGCGGAGTAGAACGACTTGAATAGCGTGTGCTCGTTTATCACCGCGGTCTGCAGCGAGGTCTGGATCTGCCCAGCGTCCGGCGCGTCAAAGAACAGGCGCAGTCTCGGGTCGTCAAACAGCAGGTGGATCAGCTTCAGTGCGCCGTAGGCGTAGTTGGCGCTGAGGCTGGTGACGGGGGCGATTCCCACGATTATTGAGTCGTACTGCGACAGGTGCTCGGCGTCCCAGTCGAGCGAGGCGGGCGTCCAGTCTACCGAGTGCCCCCGCAACTCCAGGGACCGCTTCAGCAGCCCCGCGAAGTTTGTGTTTCGACTCCCCAGTCTAGCCGAGGCCTGCGGACTGGTCATCCCAGTCAAAAGAACTTTTTTCATGTCTCTGCTTCCTTGTGATAGTGGTGTGGGGCACCGCTATTGCTAGCGATGCCCCACACTGGTTGGCGCGCGTTTAGAACGGAGCGTCAGGCAACGTTGACGTTGCCGGTGCTGGAGCCGGTGCTGGAGCCGGTGCTGGAGCCGGCGCTGGAGCCGGTGCTGGAGCCGGCGCTGGAGCAGCGGCGGCAACTGGAGCGGTGGCGGTGTTGCTGCCGGCGAGAACGTAGTACTTCTTGATCTCGTTGCGCTTTTCACCCTGCCAGACGCGAGAGCCGATCTGGCCGCGGAACGTGCGGTTTAGGATGGCTGACTCAATCTGGGCGTTGCTTGGGTTGGTGGTGAAGTACTCGCGGTTTAGGCCGAGAGCCGCCATCTTGCCAAAGAAGATCCCCAGCGCGCTGGCGTTCTCCGGTGAGACCACCAGGTTGTCCCAGACGCGGCGCTTAGCGTGCGCACCGACCTGGACCTCGGTGGTGATCTTGAACATGGTCTTTCCAGACGCAGACACGGTGGCCTTTGCCTCGATTACCTTTAGCTCGTAGTCACCGTCAGGCAGTGGCTCGTAGCTGTTTGCGCCTTCTCCGGCGTCTTTTACTAGGTCGCCCCAGTTGAGTGAACTCATAGTTCGTTCTCCTTGTTTCGTTGTGGTGATCGTCTAACCGGGATTGGCTAGGACGACTTCTTGGTTGCGGCTGCCTCGACCTTTTGGCCGAAGATCATGTCGAGCATGCGCTCGATTCCCAGGTCTCCCTGCTCTACAACGCCGCCGAGGCGACCCTGTACGCGCTCTCCCGCCTCAAAGCGGTCGTTGCGCTCAACGTGCATGCGACGAACGCGGTACGCTGGCTGGGTTGGGTCTGGGTTGGGCACTGTCTCGATGTCCAGGTAGCCCAGGACGTCGTAGAAGTACGGGGCCTGCACCGCTAGTTGACCCTGCAGGTACGGGCGCAGGCGCCCGTCTTTGTCGGCCTTTGCCATCGCGGTCAGCACTACGGCTTCAAGCGGGGCGGTCGGGTGCATGGTCAGGTCGCGCAGGTCGCGCAGCAGCGCGCCCATGTGGCGAAGTAGCTCGCCCCACTGCTGCATCTGCATCTGGTTCTTGCCGGCAATCTGGTCCATGCACTTCACCTGGAGCTCCGAGATGGAGTCAATGATGAGGGACTTGAACTGGTGCTTGCCCAGCTGTAGCCACTGAAACGCCTTGATGACCACGTCGTAGTCGCGAACGTTTACCACGCAGGTGTCCCAAGTGCCGTCGGCAACCGGCGGCTCCTCGCGTAGTGGGTCCCAGTACTTGACGTTTATCGGAAGGAAGCGGTGGCCGCCCTCGACGTCGAGCATGAGACGTGGGTATGGAGCGGTGACTGCAAGGGTGGACTTACCAACCTTTGACTCGCCGTAGACCATCATGGTCAAGCTGCGTTGTACGTCAGACATTACTCTGTTCCTTTCTTCTCTTCTTCGTTGTAATAACCGTACGGGTTACCTACCACGTACAGCTGCTCAATGGCTGCCTCTACCGCGCTGCCGTCGTCGATCATCGGGCAGATGTTGTAGAACTGGCACTTCCATTTGCAGTCTCTTGACGGACTCGGGTAGGCAATCACCTGGTGCTCTTCCCCCTCGTCCAGGGCCTCCTTGACGCGCATCATGTCGGCGATGGTGCCGTGCAGGCGCTTCCAGAAGGACCTCAGTGTAAATACGTTGTGGCGGACCTCGATCTGCTGGTAGAACGGTGGTCGCGCGTTTGCGGTGCGCTTGACCTTCTTCAGCAGGGTAAAGATGCCGCCCTCCGAGCGCTCACCGTCCTTGTTCTGGGCAGACTCCAGCAGCATGTAGGTCAGGATCTGCTCGTTCATCTGGGCGGTGGTCTCAAAGTCCGAGAAGCTCGCGGCCGTCTTGAAGTCTCTAAACATTCTCACGCCGTCGCCCTTGCGGCGAACGCGCATGTCCAGCTTGCCCTGGAGCTCGACCTTGCCGTCCATCAGTGGCATGCGGATGATCTCCTCGGTAGAGATCATGTCCAGCTCGGCGTCGATGCCGTTTTCCTCCACCCAGTCGAGGTAGCCCTCGAGCATGATGCGGCCAAGTTCCGCCTCTGAGTCTAGCTCTGAGGTGTCGGAAAAGTCCGCGATCAGGAGCGCGCGGTCCTTCTCGACCAGCTGGGCGTGCGCCTCTAGCAGCGGGATCTCGGTTGAGTAGTACATGTCGAGCGCCTCGTGGATGCGCGAGCCCAGCGCCAGCGCGCCTGTCTTGGTCTGCTCGCGCGGCTTGAGGCGACGGTAGTAGTTGAGCCACCACTTGCGGCGGCAGTCCTTGAACACCTGGATCTCCGAGTTGGAGACCTGGTATGGTGTCACTTCAGTCATTTGTCTCTCCTTAGTTGAGTATCTCTATTATGTCCTGTACTGGCGACATTTGGAGCTGTTTTGCTAAAAATTCTTCAGTAAGTCTAAAAACTTACAGTTTTCCAGCCTTGTCGTCCTTCAGCAGGGCCAGGAGCTTGTCTTTGTCCCTGACTATCTGCTCGAAGTTGTCGGCCTTTGTGTCCAGTACCTGGAGCACGCGCTCCTCCACGGTTCCCTCGGTGACGTAGTCCAGGACCACGACTGAGTCGTGAATCTCGGACCCGATGCGGTGGATGCGGTCCAGCGCCTGCTTGTGGTCCACCAGTGACCACGGGCGCTGAAGCATGACCAGCCGTCGCGCGGCGGTCAGGGTGATGCCCACGCCGCCGGCCTGCGCCGTGAACAGGATCCACTTGGTCTTGCCGCTCTGGAAGTTGTCGACCGCCTGCTGGCGCTCGTCCTCGTTCTGCGCTCCGGTGATGAGGCCGTGCTCGATGCCCTCCTTGGTCAGGCGGGCACTGAGCAGGTCGATGAGCTGGCGCGAGACGGCGCAGACCGCGACCGAGTCGCCGCCAAAGTCTCCGCTCTTGATGTCGTCCATCAGGGCGTCGACCTTGCACGACGGCTCGGCCAGCACGGTCTTGATCTCGCCGGTGGCCTCGTCGACCATGCTCTCGGCAAACGAGCTGGCAAACTGCAGCAGTCTGGTCGTCTGGGTCAGGGCGCTCGACGCCACCAGGGCGTCCCCGTTCTCTAGCTCGGCGATCATGTTGTCGCGCATCTGCTCGTAGGCCTTCTTCTGCTTGGTGGACATCTCGATGTCGCGGCGCTCAAACATCATCTCCGGCAGCCACGGCAGCACCCTGGCCTTCAGCATGCGGCGCATTCTCGGGTTGATGGCCGCGTGGAACTCCTGCTCCATCTGCGGCTTGACCCCCATGACCATGAGTCCGCCAAAGGCGTTCAGCATGGTGTCGATCATGCGCTCCATCCAGCGGGTCTTGCTCGGCCACTCCTCCGGGCTCAGCCAGTGCAGGATCGCCCACAGATCCATCACGTCGTTGGCGATGGGGGTTCCGGTCAGGGCAAAGCGGTACCTTGCGTCTCCGGTGGCCGCCCACAGCGCGCGGGTCTGCTTGCTCTTTGGGTCCTTGGAGCGGTGGATCTCGTCGGCTATGACCGTCTTGAACTCGATGTCGTTTAGCTCGCGCTTGTGCACCTCGCAGCGTCCCTCGGTCACCTTCTCGTCGTGGCCGCCGCACTCGGAGCAGCGGGCCAGGGCGATGGAGCCGTACGAGCCAAGGCGAGAGTGCGTGCGCAGCGACTCCCAGTTGATGGCGTAGACGTGGATGCCCTCTTCCTCAAACTGCTTGCGGCGCTGCGCGGCGGAGCCCTTGATGACCTGGACCTTTATGCCCGGCCACCACTTGGCAAACTCGCGCTGCCAGTTCTTCTTCAGGGTGTTTGGACAGACCACCAGCGCCGGAAACACGGCCTCGCCGCGGCTCTGCAGCTCGGCCAGGGCCCGGATGGCCTGGGCGGTCTTGCCCAGTCCCGGCTCGTCGGCCAGTAGCGCGCGCTCGGCGGTGGCTAGAAACTTCACCCCGGCGCGCTGGTGCGGGAACAGGTCCTGGAAGCCCTCGCCGTCGGGCAGGGTCTCCAGGTCGCGAAGTTCGTTTGCGGGGTTTACGCGCCTGGCCAGCTCGTCTACCGCCCACTGGGCCAGGCGCGGTCCGATCTGCAGGTCGGTGCGAAAGGTCGAGCGGAGCGCCAGGCAGCCGGCCCAGGAGACCGGTAGGCGCCAGACGTTGTCCTTGGCGGCCCAGGTCGCGCCCGGGATGCTCTTGCACAGCTCCTTGAAGCGCCAGTCAGTGGTTATGAGGATGTGGGTGCCGGCTTCGTCCAGCTCTACGCTTACTTGCATGTTGTTCGTCTCTCTTGGTCGTTGTGTGTACATACTAGCACAATTTTTGCGCCAGCGTCATAGTTGTCCAGTATGTTGCTGTCTCACTAGTCCAGTAGGCGTCTGGGAACCCAGCCGCTCTTTACCAGCCGGAGCAGCCCGTGGCGTATTGCATCCAGGGCGTGTCCCTCACCGCCTCTGTGCCAGTACTCCAGCTTCTTCAGCTTGTCGTTTGGAAAGACCGCCTTCGCGTCGGCCGGGGCCTGGAAGTAGATGTCGTCCGCCGCGCGACCGGCGTCCATGAGACACTGCTTCAGGATCCCGATCTGCTCCAGCGAGTAGGGGGCCTGGGCGTTCTTGGCGGTCTGGGCGTTGATGGTAAAGCGCTCGCAGGCGACCTCCAGCGGCACGCCGGTCAGGCTCGACAGCTGCAGCGCCGCGCGGACCGGTCCGGCAAACTCGTGCTGCTGCACCTCCATCGACCACATGAGGTCCGGCTCTCCGCCGGCCTCGTACTCGAAGAGGGCCAGTCCGGTGGCCTTGCCCGGGTCCACCGCCAGTATCAGTCTGGTCATTAGTACTTGTCTCCCCACGTCTCCAGTGGTCCGTCGATGCCCGAGGTGAGCGGGATTGCCCAGCCCTCGGTGGTGGTCATGCACTCCTTGACGGTCCGCATGATCTCCTCCACGTCGCCTCGCGGCGCGTTGAGGACTATTTCGTCGTGCACCGGCACGATGAGCAGGTCGGTCAGGTCCGCCTGGTCCAGCTTGATGAGGTTGTTCTTGAAGACCTCGGCGGCTCCGCCCTGCACCAGGTAGTTCACCAGCGAGTAGACGCGGTCCTCGTCGCACGGCAGCCTCCTGCCGGTCCAGGTGTTCACGTAGCCCTGGCCCTCGGAGCGGAGGCGGCGCATGCCGATGTCTTCTACCTGCTTCTGGAACAGCGCCATGCCGGGGAAGCGCAGGTCAAACGCGTCGGACACCGCCTGCATCTGCGCCTTCGGCACGCCGGCGGTGAGCGCCTGCTTCTCGACCCCCGCGCCGTACAGGCGTCCGTAGACCACTCCCTTGATGAGTCCGCGGCGCTTGTCGGAGCGCTGCATGGTCGGGTCCTGGTAGATCTCGCGGCCGATCTCGGTGAACGGGTCGGAGCCGGTGGCGTCGGCCAGGTTGAACAGCGAGATGAGGTTTGGGTCCTGCGACAGCGAGGAGAACATGCGAAACTCCACCTGGTCGAGGTCGGAGGTCACGATGACGTGGTCCTCGTCCTTTGGGATGAAGGCGCGGCGAACGGTGTCGTCGCCTTTCGGCAGGGTCTGCAGCGCCGGGTTGGTGATGGACATGCGGCCGGTGCGCGCGCCCATGGTCTTGACTGACGGGTGCACGAAGCCGTTGACGTTGTCGGTCAGGAAGTTCTTGAAGTAGGTGTTGGCCAGCTTGTCCGCCTTGCGCTGCTTCAGCACGATGTCGGCCAGCTGCCGCACCTCCGGGCGCTCGTCTAGCAGGAACATGGACAGCTGGTCCTTGTTGACCGCCTTCATGCCGGACGCCGTCACCTCGGTGATCTCCGCGCCCATGCGCTCAAACTCGCGAACTAGCTGGATGTTGCTGGTGATGCCGAGGCCGTTGTAGTTGGCCCTGGCCCAGTCCTTGACCTGCTCGCCGTAGGCGCTCAGCTCGTCAAACTTCTTCTTCGAGTACTCCAGGTCGATGCGCGCTCCGTTTAGCTCCATGCGGGTCACCACCTTGCGGGCGGCCATCTCCAGGTCGTAGGCTCGGCTGTACTGCTTGCCCGGCGCGCACTGCTCCCAGAACTTTTCCCACAGACGCATGGTGATGACCGTGTCCAGCGCGCCGTACGCCCAGTACGGCTGAAAGTTTGTCGGCACGGTTCCCCAGGTCCAGCCGTTCTCGGCCAGCGACGCGTCGAGCGTCGCCTGCAGGGCGGCGGAGCGGCCGTCGATGTGCAGCGAGGCCAGGCGCTTCAGTGCCCCGGATCCCAGCGGGTCGATGAGCTGGGCCATGATCATGGTGTCGTGGGCCTTGTGCCACGGCATGCGCCAGCGGGACTGCACCTCGAACCACTTTGCCTCGAAGGCGATGTTGTGGCAGACGATGGGTCCGTCGTAGCGCTCCATGGCCTGGTAGAACACGCCGGCCCACTCGTCCCA